CAAGCGTCGAGAAATTAAGCAAAGTGTGCCGCGTCGCAGAAGCGAGACGGATAGGCAACATTCGATAAGGCGTGCGAACGCTTTAAAGAATGCTATGGCCGGATCTTGGCTTGAACTTCAGTTCGGGCTTCTTCCCGCGATCTCCGATGCCAAGGAGATTCTAGAGGAGAGCCTCGACATGTATCTTAAGCGAGCTCGTAATACGAGAACTCGACTTAGGGCACGGTCGCCGAAGTTCAGTAACGTGATCCAGGATGAAGGACTTAGCTTTTATTTCACTAACCTACAGTTCAAAGTGAGCTATAGGCGTGAAACGGAGGCATCGGTCCAGTACACCTGTGGTGTAAATCGTACTCTGGTTTCGCCTGTTGGTCAGATGGAGGATGCATTACAAAGGTTCGGGTTTCAAATCCAAAACTTTGTTCCTACCATCTACGAGCTAATACCTTGGTCCTTCTTGGTCGACTATTTCGTCAACCTTGGGGACATAGTAGAAGCCGTATGTACAGATACGTCGAATGTGACATGGGTCAGTCGGACTCAGCGTCAGGATACCCTCATCACTCATACGAGTGAAGGGGTACCCTACAACGAGGGGTCTCCCGGAACCGTTTGGCGCGTTCGGTCGTTTTCTGGTAATTCTGGTGACCAACGAATTTTCAGGCATATCACTGTTCAACGCACAAAGCCGGGAGGCTTGCCGATCCCACCTTTGGTCTTTTCCATTCCTGGATCAGATTCAAAGAAGTGGTTTAATATGGCAGCTCTCCTGACTCAAGCGAAGAACTTTCGGTTCTAACCAGTGATGAATTGGGAAGAACTTTAACTTCAACGATCAAGAGTCCATTATGACTTTCGCACTCTCCACGCCCGTTACTGGGGCCGCTCAGACTAACTTCACGTCTCCGACTTACACGCTGACGGTGGATACTCCGCCTAACGTGAATTCGAAGCAGTGGGTTGTCACGGCCCTTGGCGGGACGCAGACTGGCGTCAATACCCATTCGGTAGCGTCGCCTTTCTCGGTTGCCATGTTCCGACCCCAGAACCCTCAAGTTCTTGGGGCCCTGAACCCGGTTACCGGCGTTCTGACTCGTGTTCCGATGAACACCTACAAGGTGGTCGTCCGGAAAGGGGTCACTCCGCTCAGCGGTCAAGCCTACAAACCTATGATCGTCACCATGATGATCGAGGTCCCTGCTGGCGCTGATTCTGCTGACCCGGCTAACGTGAGGGCAGCACTTTCCTTGGCGATTGGTGCTCTGAGCCAGCAATCTGCTGGCATCGGGGACACTGCCGTTCAAGGGGTGCTGTAAGGCCGCTGTGATTCA